ACGCTACTGACCCTTTTTTAACGTTTCCCAACGCATTTTTAACATTTGCAAACATTTTGTGGCACGGTTTTTGCTGGGTCGCCACTTTACCGTTTTTTAACATTTCGCAACCCACTTTGGCACGGTTTTTGCTAAGGCACAGATTTAACAAAAGATAACAGACTTTGGCACGGTTTTTGTTATGCGTGTGCGCCCGTGAAATTGTTTCACGTGGAACACTGACACACCGCAACACGAAATAAAATGTTTCACGTGGAACACAACACCAAGAGTTAAGAAAAGTTAAAACGAAAATAATTTGTGCGCTTATGCTTGTATGTTAGAAAAATGTTGTATCTTTGCAGTGTTCAATTAAACGATTTGAAAATATGAAAGAGTTACTACAACATTTCAGAGAGCAACCGAAAGAAGCAATTAAAGAGGTTGCAATGTGTTTGGCAATTTTTGCCGTGTGTGGTGCTATGTTGTTTTTGTCTGCAATTTTGCAGGGGTGTAGCGTGACACGCCACACCGCAAGCAGTGGAAAGGCAACGATAATAACAACCGATACCACGTACATTTACCACGGCGGTACGGTTAAGTTTCCAAAGACAAAATAAGTTTAACAATTAAAAGTTTACTACAATGGAAGAAAAAAGAAACGCATTTGACGAATTTTCGTTTGCCGCTTTGTCGGCGTTGGGTAGCCTTATGGCGTGTAATGAAGTTTGCCGCAACCAACGTGCGGTTATGAAAATAAACCGCTTTCGTGCGTGGCTTATGGACTTGAAGCCGCAAGACAACCCAGAACCGAATTTGCCGTTTGACGGCGAACCGCAAGGACAGACAGCCGAATAATTAACAACAAGTTTAACAATTAAAAGTTTACTACAATGGAAGAAAAAAGAAACGCATTTGACGAATTTTCGTTTGCCGCTTTGTCGGCGTTGGGTAGCCTTATGGCGTGTAATGAAGTTTGCCGCAACCAACGTGCGGTTATGAAAATAAACCGCTTTCGTGCGTGGCTTATGGACTTGAAGCCGCAAGACAACCCAGAACCGAATTTGCCGTTTGACGGCGAACCGCAAGGACAGACAGCCGAATAATTAACAACAAGTTTAACAATTAAAAGATTACTACAATGAAAAGTTTTGCAAGCAAGTTTAACAAGACAACTTTCGGTATTGACACAACCGATTTTCAGTACACCAAGTTAGCCGATATTTTCAACTCTGAGAATGAGGGCGGCAAAGATGTGGTACACAAAATCAATGGGCTTTATGTCCACAAATCACAATTAGGCGACAGCCCCGTAATTATTGATGAGGAAAACAAACGGTTGGTGAACCTACCAAGCCACACCGCCGAAACGGTACGTGAAATTTTAGCCGATGATGAGGCGGTACAAACTATCAAAGACGGCAAAGTTGGGTACACGATTTACGAGTATGAGAGCCACGGCAAGAAGTGTTACTCTATTTCGTTTGTGGATTTGTAAGAGTTTGGAAAGTTATGTTTAACTTTGTAGGGGTTGCAATGTTTGTAACCCCTATTTAATATAATACCGTTATGACAAAGTTAGGTTTCAAGATTAAATTTACAAAGTCTGTATTTGGTGCAACCCAACGGGCGAAAATCAAAAAAGAGATTTTGCAAGCCGTGGAAAGCAGCCCCGAATATAGAAAGGAAATTGCGAGGGTTTTCCAAATGGCGAACCGCCGAATACAGAATATAGAGCAAAGCGGACAACTTTCGCCAGCCGTGCAAGCGTTAAACAAAGGCGATGTAAAAGGGTTTACCAAGTTTTCAATGAAAGGCGATTGGAACACCCTAAAAATTGAGTACGGCAAGGCGATTTCGTTTTTACGCCAGCCGACCAGTACGGCGCAAGGTGCAAGGCAGTACGGGCAACACCTGCAACGTATGTACGATTTAACGCCCGATGAGTACAACCTTATGGCGAGAAACCTTCAAGGCAAGTTAAACAGCGTTTCAGACAACGAATTTGTGGAACGGTATTTGATGCGGTACAAGGATTTCACGGGCGAAATGGAGCAAAGCGCAAGCGATATAAGCACCCAAATAGAAAGCGAAGCGCAAAGCATATCACGGGCGATTGATGCAGAGATAGAAAGGCAGGCAAATGAGGTTGCGGACGCAATGGATGATATGCAAAACGATATAGAGCGCATTTTGAGCAACTTTGGCAAATTTGGCTTATGAAAAAAATACCTTTTGAGTTACAAGAAAGAATAAACAGCCCGACCGAAATAACAAGCATCCTGCAACGTGCCGTAAACGAAAAGAACATTATCGGAAACAGCAAAGGCGAAAGGTTTTACAACATACCGTGCGCCTTTGATATTGAAACAACAAGTTTTTACCGTGATACGGACGGACGGGCGTACACATACGAGCAAATGCAACGTATGCAGGACGGGAACGGGCGCAAGGCGAAATTAGAGAAAGCCGCAATAATGTACGTTTGGCAGTTTGGAATAAACGGATATACGATAATGGGGCGCACGTGGGGCGAGTTTGTTACGATGATGCAGGAAATAACAAGCATCCTGCAATTATCCGACAAATTACGCCTTATTGTGTATGTGCATAACCTTTCTTACGAATTTCAGTTTTTACGCAAATGGTTTGAGTGGCAACGGGTTTTCAGTATTGATTTGCGCAAACCGATTTACGCAATAACAACGGGCAACATTGAGTTTCGGTGCAGTTACCTACTTTCGGGTTATTCGCTTGCAAAGTTGGGCGAGCAACTTATGAAATACAAGTGTGAAAAAGCCGTTGGCGATTTGGACTATCATTTAATAAGACACCACGAAACGCCGCTGACTGATGCGGAAATACATTATTGCATAAACGATATTAAAGTAGTGATGTGCTACATACAAGAACGTATCGAGGAAAGCAAGGGGATAACGCACATACCGATAACAAAGACGGGGTTTGTGCGCAAGTATTGCCGTGCGCATTGTTTGCGTGAAAAAAGCGATGCAGGAAAGACCGTACCGAATTGGGATTATGTAAACCTGATGCAGGAACTACAAATTACGGGTATGAATGAATTTAATATGCTGCAACGTGCATTTGCAGGCGGTTTTACACACGCCAACGCCGAATATACAGACGAAATAATGTATGACGTGGATAGTTACGACTTTACAAGCAGTTACCCGTATGTAATGATAGCGGAAAAATACCCGATGTCGCAAGGCGTTGCGATAACGGTCAAAAACATGGCGCAATTTGAGTTTTTAATATCGAAGTATTGTTGCGTGTTCGATATTGAGTTTACCAACATATTTGCCAGCGAAACGCAAGACAACCCGATTTCCGCGAGCAAATGTTTTGTGAAAGAAAACCCGTGTGAGAATAACGGGCGCATTGTGGCGGCTTCAAAAATTGCGCTGACAATTACGGACGTGGATTTTAATATACTCAAGAACTTTTATACGTGGGAAAGTATGCGTGTGGGCGAAATGTATTGTTACAAGAAAGACTATTTGCCGACCCCGTTTGTAAAGTCTATCCTACATTTGTACGAAAGCAAGACGAAATTAAAAGGAGTTGAGGGCAAAGAAGTGGAGTATTTGAACTCAAAGGAGATGCTAAACAGTTGCTACGGTATGAGTGTTACCAACCCTTTGCGTGATGAGTTTACCTATAACGGCGAATGGGATATTAACTCAATGACAGCCGAACAAAAGCAGGAACTTTTATACAAGTACAACACCAGCAAGAACCGTTTTTTGTTTTACCCGTGGGGCATTTTCGTAACCGCATACGCACGGCGCAACCTTTTCACGGGCATACATGAAGCAAAAGACGATTACATTTACAGCGACACCGACAGCATTAAAATAATGAACGGCAAAGCGCATGAAGCGTATTTCAAGGCTTATAATATGCAGGTGCAAATGAAATTGCGATCCGCCTGCAAGTACCACGGTTTGCCGTTTTCCCTTTGCGAGCCGCAAACGATAAAAGGCATAACCAAGACTTTGGGCGTTTGGGACTTTGAAGGGACTTATACACGGTTTAAGACTTTGGGCGCAAAACGCTACATGGTGCAAGAACCTAACGCACTGAAAGCAAACGGACGGGCATACGATTTCAGTTTAACCGTTTCGGGCGTGAACAAAAAAGCCGCCATTCCGTACCTTATTGAAAAGTACGGGGCTGACGGGATATTTGATGCGTTTACCAACTATTTGGATATACCGCCAGCGGCAACGGGCAAAAACATACATACGTACATAGACTACGAGATACAAGGCGAAATAACCGACTACAAAGGCAGCACGGCGCACTACAACGAACGCACGGGCGTACATTTAGAGCCGACCGGATACAGCCTTTCCCTTTCGGTTATGTACATAAACTATTTGCGAGGTATCAAATTTAAGGACTAAAATAATAAGAGTATGACAACAAGAAAGACAAAGACAGACAAGCCGAAATTTTACGACTTGAAAGCGATTTTAAGCAAAAACGCCGATTATAATGTTATATTTGGCGAACGGTCAAACGGCAAGACTTATGCAGCCTTAAAATATGGTTTGGAAAACTATATCAAGACGGGCAAGCAAATGGCATATATCCGCCGTTGGCGTGAGGATTTGAGGGGTAAACGTGCCGAAAGCCTGTTTGCAAACCACACCGCAAACGGGCTTATTGAGGAACTGACAGAGGGCAAATTTAATGAAGTGTTCTATATGTCTAACAAGTGGTTTTTATCTTACTACGATGCAGAGAAAAACAAGCGGACACCCGACACAACCCCGTTTTGTTACGGGTTTTGCCTTTCAGAGCAGGAACACGAAAAAAGCAGCAGTTATCCGAATGTTACAACGATTGTGTTTGATGAGTTTTTGACACGGCGGTATTATTTGCCCGATGAGTTTATGTTGTTTATGAACCTTTTGAGTACGATAATACGCCAGCGCAACGATGTTAAAGTTTTCATGTTAGGCAACACCGTAAACAAGTTTTGCCCGTACTTTACTGAAATGGGGTTAAAGCAAGTGCCGTTTATGGAGCAGGGAACAATAGATATTTACCGCTTTGGCGAACACGGCGCAATAGTGGCGGTTGAGTATTGCAGCACGATAGTACAACACAAAGCCAGCAACAAGTATTTTTGTTTCGATAACCAAAACTTGCAGATGATTACGGGAGGTAAGTGGGAACTTGCAGTATATCCGCATTTGCCGTGCAAGTACAAGCCGCAAGATGTGTTGTTTGTGTATTATATCAAGTTTAACGATGTAGTGTTACAAGGCAACATTATACAAGTAGGCAACGAATGTTTCACGTACATACACGCCAAGACAACCCCGATAAAAGATGAGGAAAACAGCCTTATTTATTCGCTGGAAATGAACGGCAAACCGAACTACAAACGCAAGTTATTGAGTACGGCAAGTTATGTGGAGCAACAAGTGGCACGGCTTTTCGCAATAGACAAAGTTTTCTACCAAGATAATGAGGTTGGCGAAATTGTGCGCAATTATTTAATTACGAGCGCAAAGACAAACATAGTTTCGTTGAAATGAAAATTACGGGCGGTTTGGTGCAAATTTCGTGCCAAACCGACCGTTTTACGAAATAAATGCCTATCTTTGCAAGTAGTAACTAAATTATAACGATATGGACGCAAATACTATTATTCAAATCATTTCAAGTTTGGGTTTTCCGATTGTGATGTGCGGCGCATTGTTTTGGTATATGGTGAAACAAAGGCAGACGCACCAAGAAGAAACGGAACACCTAAAAGATACGATTGCGGAAAATACGAAAGTGTTAGCCGAATTAACAACGCTTATTAAAGTTTTGACCGATGAGAAAGAAAGATAACATTTACAAGTTGTACCAAGCGCAAATAAGGGACAAAGACACCGCCGTAACCGAATTTATTGCAAACACGTTGGCGAAAACTCAAAGTATGTTTGAATATGAGGGTTTGCCCGACAGCATACCGCAAAAGGAATTGGAGCGGCTTTTGCAGACAACGGGCAACGCCTTTGTTACCAGCGTGGACGGCGTTTTGTATGCGCTTTCGGGCGGCAAAGGCGGCGAACCCGATGTTTACGGACGGGCAACGCTTTACACCGTGGCGAACCCTGCAATAAAGTTAAACAAAACCTACGATATTCAGAAAGACGGGGTTTTGATTGAGAATGACAGCAACGGCGAAAGCCTTTTGCCGCTTATTGGGCGTTATGCGGTTTTATATACTGACGGGCTTATTTCGTTGAACACCGCCAGCATTTTAACCCGTATTACGATGCTTATAAGTGCATCCGATGACAAGACAAAACAGAGTGCCGATGAGTTTTTGCGAAAGATACAAGACGGCGAGTTTTCAATTATCGGGGAAAACGCTTTTTTCAAGGGCGTAAATATGCAGACAGCACCGACCACAAACAGCGTGTATATTACGCAACTTATTGAGTTGGTGCAATACTACAAAGCCAGTATGTACAACGAATTGGGGTTAAACGCAAATTATAATATGAAGCGTGAACGGCTCAATTTGGGCGAGGTATCAATGAATGTGGACGTACTTTTGCCGTATGTGGATAATATGCTAAAAGAAAGACAAAATGCAGTTGAGAAAATTAACGAAATGTTCGATACCGAAATTTCGGTTAAACTTGCTTCAAGTTGGGGTTTGGAACGGGATAATTACAACGCTTTGGCGGCTGATTTGGAAACGGCAAAGGAAAACCCCGACCCGACAGACGAACCCGACCCGACAGAGGAAACAACCGAAACAGACGGAAACGGAACGGAAACAGACGGAAACGGAACGGAAACAGACGGGAACGATACCGAAACAGAGGAAACAGAAGAAACGAAAGAAACGGAAACGGAAACGGAAACGGACGGTAACGATACCGAAACAGAGGAAACAGAAGAAACAGAAGAAAACGAAGAAAACAACGATAAACAATGAAATACAGCGAACTATTTACAAAGGGTAACGGGATATTTGCAACGGTTTTCAAAACTGAATACCCGACAGAGTACGCCGCAATTTTCGGCGATACCGACCCGACCAAGTTAGACGCTTACGCCTTACTGATGTACGGCGGCAAGACCGTTGTAAACAGCATAACCAGCGACAACGCAAGTGATGTTGTTTCGGCGGTGATTGCGGTAAACGTGCAAGGCTGGGAACGTGAAGCGGCGGCGATGTTAGCCGACTACGATGTACTGACACCCGTAACGGGGCAAATTGAACGGACGGAAACGGTTACTTTGCAGGAAAGCACGGACAACACCGAAACGGGCGCAAACAAGGCTTTCAACGACACCGACTTTTCAGACAGCGACCGAAAGACCGCCAACGATGAGAGAAACCGCACAGAAAGCCGCAAAACGACCGAAACAAGCAAAGGAACGGGCGCAAGCAAATCAATTTCGGGCGAAATTGCAAAAGAATTGCGGTTAAGGCGTGATAATTGGAGAAAAAACATTATCTTTGCACTTGTAAGCGAGATTACAACGAGTGTTTACGAATAACTAATTTTAATTTTTAGCAATATGGAAGTAAAACAGATTTACACGCTTATTAACAGCGTATCGGGTGAAGTGTTGGGGCGTACTGACATTGTAACCGAGGATTTGACGGGCATTGTGGATTTAGGCACGGAAGTGTTTAACCAAAATGCGGTTGACAATTACGTGAAGTCACTTGTAAATCATATCGGCAAAGTGATTTTCGTAAACCGACCTTATGCGGGCAAAGTGCCGAGCGTTCTAATGGATGCGTGGGAGTTTGGCAGCGTGTTGGAAAAAATAAGTGCCGATGTTCCCGAAGCCGAGGTAAACGACACGTGGAACTTGACGGACGGACAGAGTTACGACCAAGATGTATTTCACAAACCGACCGTTACCGCAAAGTTTTTCAACTCAAAGGTTACGTTTGAAGTGCCCGTATCAATCACGGAAAGGCAGGTCAAGGAAAGTTTCAGTAACGCCGCCCAACTTAACGGCTTTATTTCGATGATTTATACATCCGTTGAAAAGAGTATGACTATCAAGGCAGACGCTTTGATTATGCATACAATTAACAACATGATTGCGGAAACCGTGTTAGCTGATGCGCAAGTGTTTGGAGCAACGGAGGCAGGCGATATGGCAGGAGCAGACCTTGCAAGCGCAAGTACTGCAAGATGTGTGAACCTTTTGAAGTTGTACAACGATAAAACGGGCGCAAGTCTTACCGCTGCAAAGGCGATAACCGACCCCGATTTTATCCGCTTTGCGTCTTACGTAATGGGTACGTATGCCGACCGCCTGCAAAGCATTTCGACCGTGTTCAATGTTGGCGGCAAGGAACGGTTTACGCCGAAAGATATGTTACACGTTGTACTTTTGTCCGACTTTGCAAAGGCAGCGCAAACCTATCTTTATTCCGACACGTTCAACCGTGGCGATGTGCTTTTGCCGCAAGCCGAAACCGTACCTTTTTGGCAGGGTAGCGGAAAGAACTACGAGTTTGCCAACACGGGGCATATCAATGTTAAGGAAAGCGGCGGCAAAGCCGTTAAAATTTCGGGCGTGTTGGGCGTAATGTTCGACCGTGATGCGTTGGGCGTTTGCAATCTTGACAGACGAGTAACAACGAACTACAACGCAAAGGCAGAGTTTTTCAACAACTATTACAAGTTTGACGCTGGATATTTCAACGACACAAACGAAAACTTTGTAGTATTCTTTATTGAGTAACTCAATAGGTATTAGATTGTTTAACTTTGGGCGGTGTGGGTGCAGGTGAAGCGCACCGCACCGCCTTTTTCTTACCGATATGACAACGATAAACTTTTATTCATACAACGGACACCCGAACACGGTAAACAAGCAGTTGGGCGAATTTACGGCGATTGAGGGCGATTTGCGGCAAACTTTCGATGTGTTGCGCCCGACCGTAACACTACGAAAGCAGCCACGCCCGACTTTCAATTATTGTTATATACCCGATTTGGGGCGTTATTATTTCGTGGAAAGGGTAAGTTTTGAGGGAAACAACGCCTACGAACTTACGTTGCGTGTTGACGTGCTTAAAACCTACGAAAGCGAAATTTTGGCGGCAACGGGGCGTGTATCTGAAAGCGACAACCCCGACCCGTATATTTCAAACCGTGATACGGTTTACAAGCGCACCCCGAATTTCGAGAAAGTGCCGTTTGCAAATACGGGCTTACTGAATGAAACGGGCGGTATTATCATGGTAACATTAAAAGGAACAACCGAAAATTAAAAGAGTATGGCAGTAATTGTAAATATACCCAATGCACACGATGATAACAGCCAATGGAACGAAAGCGGCGGTTATTGGGATATAAACGTAAGAACCGATGACGGGTTTGTATTTCAAGGCGATGTTAAGGCGGTTTATACCAATACAAGCGGCTACCCGAAAAGCGTTGTTTTGGAGCAAAACGGCGCAAAGGTTTGGGCATTTGGTAAGTTGTCCCAAACCAATGCAAAGACGAAAATAACTATCACGGGCGAAACAGCCAGCGAGGGAAACCCCGAACTTAACGTTACGAACAACGTACCCAACACGACAGCCACGGGCGAAAAGTTGGGCAAGACTTCGGCGAGGGTAACACTAACAGCCGATGAGGGTTTTAAGATAACCAGCGCACAAGTAGGATTTAGCAACGGTTACGGCTACCCTGCAAGCGAGAATATGACAATAAACGAGGGCGGCAAATCTGCAAGTTGGCAAAACGATGATTGCGAACCCGACAAAGGTGTAACGATAAACGGCGAAACGGGCAAATTTACAGAAGGGGTAAGCATTGAACCCAACCTTTCAAATTGTCATGCCGACCCACCGTTACCCGAATTTTTGCAATACGGTGAAACGCTTAACGTAACTATCAAAGCGAATGAAAACACGGCGTTTGACACGGAACAAAGTACGCCTAATTTTTTCTATTACAACGAAACGGGATACCCTACCAAACAAGATTTAACCGTTTCGGGCGACAAAAAAACGGCAACGGGAAGCATTGTTTTACAAGACGGTTGGCATAACTTTTCTGTAAATGCGCAAGCGTACCCCGTGGCGGTTGTAGGCGAGCAGTACGGGGCTATAAACGTGTATTTGGTAACACTTGATGAGTTGGCAGAATTTAGCGGCAAACGGTTTTTCAAGGAAACGGGCAGCGACCCCGAAACGGGCGCAACGCAATACGAAAACATAGATTTGGGCACATACGTGAACAAAATACGCCGTGTTTACACCAACATAGGTGCAAGCAGCACCGATGTAATACGATGCGGCAACTACAACACGGGTGTATCTTGCCACCAGCCAGCGCAAGACAAAATAACGCTTGACTTTGGCACGGCGGTAGTACCAGCGCACAATGAGGACAACACCGACTACGAAAGCGAAATACAAATCTTTTTGCCGTTTGCAGGCTTTGTAAACCTCAATGCCGATTATGCAGGCAAAACGATAGCTTTGCAGTACGTTATAAACGTGGTAACGGGCAACGGGGTTGCGCTTTTGTCCTGCAACGGCGTTGTGTTCCAGGTTGAGGAAACAGAACCGAGCAGCGAAATAATATACCTTTCGCCAAGCACCCAAGTTAAAACCGTGGGCGGCGATGATTGGAACGAAATGTTATATTACGGGTTAGAACCTTACATTTATTGCAAGTGGTACGAGAGCGCAAGCAACGGGCGAAACAATGACAGACAAACGGGCATTTTAGGCGATTTCAGAGGGTTTAATGTGTTCGATGATGTTACACCCATACACACCGCCGAAATGCTGACAGAGGAACAAGAAATGATATACACGGCTTTGTCTGACGGCGTTTATATTGAGTAACTGCAAGGCAGGACAAAAAGAAAGGCGGCAACTTGATTGTTACCGCCTTTTCTTTGTGCCGTGCTTGTTATTTCACGTGCTTTGCAAGAATGTCAGCACCCGTTTTTCGTTGTATGTGCTTACGGGATAACACGAACAAAAGGTTTTGAAACGATTTAACAGCCTTTCAGTTAGTATAAAGTCGTATGCTTGATTTTTGCAAGCCTTTTCTAACTCAAATTTGCCGTTTAACTTTTCAACGATTGCGGCGTTATCACGATTGAAATATATTTGATTTTCCAACACGCTAACAACCGTTTCCAATGTTTCGGCAAGGCTTTGTAAGTTGGTACGAATTTCGGGCGCATTTGCCGCCAAAAACTCAACGTGTTTTTTGCTTGTAAGCAAAGTTTCTTGTAACTGATTTAATACTTTCGCATTTAATGCAAATCTTTCGTTTGTCATAACTCAATATATTTAATTGTTTAACTTGTTGCGAAGGTAAGCATTTGTTTTGAACGTGCAAGCGTTTGGCGTGTTATTTTGTGTTAAATTATTCTTTTAACTTTGTTTAACAGTGTTCCACGTGAAACAATTTCACGGGCGCACACGCATAACAAAAACCGTGCCAAAGTCTGTTATCTTTTGTTAAATCTGTGCCTTAGCAAAAACCGTGCCAAAGTGGGTTGCGAAATGTTAAAAAACGGTAAAGTGGCGACCCAGCAAAAACCGTGCCACAAAATGTTTGCAAATGTTAAAAATGCGTTGGGAAACGTTAAAAAAGGGTCAGTAGCGT